GTTGGTGCTTTTGGCCGCAGCTAAGATATCCAAAGCTTTGGCTGCTTGGCGCGTCTCGACATAGGAGAGACGGCGTGTTCCTGGTTTTAGTTGATTGGGCATGATGTTGTGTTTTCCTTTGATTGGGGTTTCAAGGTTGTTACGAGATTGTTACCCCTCCTTTCTTTTGGCAAGACCATTTTATTAACCCGGTAAGATTATTCGCACCCGCGAATTGATTAACCTTCTCGGGAGTGATCTCGAACCATTCCTTGGCGGCGGCTGGCGCCACCAGAGATTTGTAGTGCTCACGGAGCATCTGCGGCGAGTTGCCGGCCTGCTCCGAGGTCAGGGCTGCGTTGCGGTGCAGGGCCAGATGGTAGGAGCAAAAGCTGTGGCGCAACACGTTTTGCTCCCATTTGGCGTCGAGCCCGACCTCTTTGAGGGCCGACTTGTTCAAGGACAGCCGCTCGATGTTCTTGCGGGAGGTCAGGGGTCCTTTCTCAGGCAGCCCGATCGCGAGCCACTCGCAGAGGTTGTCCGGCAGTTCCAAAACGCGGCGTGACCCTTTTTTGGCGATCTCGGCCCCGATGACGGCGACTTTGTCTTCCAACGAAACGTGGTCGCGGGTCATGCGCTCAAACTCGGCCCGGCGGGCGCCCGCGAACGCCATCATGGCGATGTAGGCGATATGACGGGGACCCGCTGCGATGAAGAGACGCATCAGGTCTTCCGGTGAGAACACGGCTGGCGTCGAGTTGCGCGTTTTCGGAACAACAACGCTTTCGGCCACGCTTTCAAACTCACGCGGCAGGTATTTCTGCCGCATGGCGAATAGTTCCAGCGCACGATAGCCGCGCAGAAGGTTTCGCTTCGTGTGGGCCGAGTACCCGCTCTCGATGAACTTGCGTTCGATGAAGGCAGACGTGACTTCGGGCAGGGCCATTGCGCCCGCCCAAGAAGTCCATATCTTGTTGAGGTGAACTGTTGTTTCAATGTGCCGCTTGGAGGCTTCGCGGGCTCGGCTGGCAGCCTCCACTTCTTTGCAGATCTCGGCGACTGTCTTGCGGGGAGCGCCGACGCGGTGGAACTTGCAGTAGAACTCGACGGCTTCGTGCAGGGGAACGCCGCCAAGCTTTCGGGCGCATTCGCGGTAGTAGACGATATCCTCGCTACGCACGGTTGTTTTTTCCCCTTCGGCCCGGGCAAGATCCCGTACAATGCGCTCGGCTTCGTCGATGGCTTTTTCGGAGCTGGAGAAAGCGCGGCGGAAGGCCCGGCTACCGACTTTCCAGTCGAGCCGAAAAAACTTGTAGTTGCCGTTTTTGGTCTCACGGATTTTGACCCGCGAGCCGTTCAGTTCGAGTTCGTGGACGCCGGTCGCTGTCTCAATAAGTCTGGATTTGCTCATGGTGAATTTGACGTAAGTCTGTGCCAATTCGTTCAAAATTATTCATAACCTTGCACAAAGGTTCACAACAAATGTTGCGTAACTTTCCGTTTAACAGAGTAAGTCGAGTGACTTACGAATTTGAAAAAGGGGCAGCGCGTACGGGATTCGAAGTTGTTTGCACAAATGCGTAAACCTTCAGAGTACCAGCGCCTTGCGCTGTTATCAAATCGGTCTGTGCCAGCGTTTGGCAAGGCTTTTGGCACAAAACACTTATGATTTTCAAACCCTGTCTCATTAACGACGCAAAACTCGTCCCCTCGACGGCGATCCGCCGCTACGGATTCATTTTCCCGCCGGAGTATGCCGATTGGGCCATCGAGCTTTTTATGTACCGCGAGGGCGGTCGCTCGCCTGATTGGTTGGGGCGCGAAGAGCACTTCAAACGTGCGGCCAAAATCTTTTGGAACCACAAGACCGAGAACTTCATTTGGCACCCTTGGGCCGAATCGATGTTGCACGAGTGCTGCCATAATCGTTATGTCGGTTTCGCCGGTTGCGGATCGTCTGGCAAGTCGGATTTCATGGCGGTGTGGGTTTTGTTGAATTGGCTCTCCGCTCCGTATCACACGCTGGGATTGCTGACCTCGACCTCGATCCGCGACGCCAAGAAAAGAGTTTGGGGCGCTGTGCAGAGGTATTGGCCTGCGATCAAAGATGTCGCCCCTGCCAAGCTTGCGGATACGCCGACTCCGGCGATCTACGTGATGAAAAACGGCCAAAGGCAGGAACAATCCGGCGTTTACCTGATTCCCGCCGAAGCCCGCAAAAGCAATGAAATCACTGGCAAAATGAGAGGCATGAAAGCTCTCCGGGTCTATCTGGCGGCCGACGAGCTGTCTGAGTTGAGCCACGCGTTGATCGACACCGCGCTGTCCAACATGGCGAACAACCCGGTGCTGCACATTTGCGCCGCGTCCAACCCGACAAGCTACTACGACCCCTTCGGCAAGTTTGTGGAGCCAAAGGACGGGTGGGGGTCCATCAATGTGGACACCGGCCGCTGGGAGACCAAGATCGGTGGCGTCTGTCTGCACTTTGACGCGCTGAAAAACCCGAATTACTTGGCCGGAGAAAACCGATGGCCGATTCAAAAGTTTGAGAAGATCGACGAAGCCAAGTTACGACTCGGCGAAGATTCGCCATTGTTTTGGAGGGATTATCGTGGCTTTTGGGCGCCCCAGGCAGCCTCGAAAGCTATCTATTCGGAGACGGAAATCATTCGGTTTAGGGGCGACCAGCCGCCGGTCTGGCTGAAAACGCCACAGCGCGTGGTCGGCATCGACCCCTCGTTCGTTTCCGGCGGTGACCGCTGCGTCTTGTACCTCGGCTCCTACGGCGTGAACAAAGAAGGGTTCGACCAAGTATCGTTCGACGAATTCCACTATCTAGAAGACGAGGTGACCAGCCCCGAACCCCGCACCATGCAGATTGCCAAGAAGATTCGCGATATCATCGTCCAGCACAACGTCCCCTGGTACAACGTCGGCGTGGACGTGACGGGCGGTGGCGTCCCGTTCTGCGACGCGCTCGCGTCGGTGGCGGGGAATAATGAGTTCATGCGGGTTCACTTTGGCGGGGCGCCTTCGGAGCGAGCGTTGTCCTCGTATGATTCGACCAAAGGCAGCGAGAAATACTGCAATAGGGTGACCGAGTTGTGGTTCGGCGCGAAAGAATTCCTCCAGCGTGGGCAGCTCCGAGGTATCGGGCCGGATCTGGCCCGAGAGATGACGAGTCGCCACTACGACACGCGCAAAAGTGGGGCGATGAAAGTGTTGGTTGAGAGCAAAGTTGACATGAAGGCTAGGACAGGGCGGTCGCCTGACATAGCGGACGCGTCATTCGTTTTGCTTGAAGTTGTCCGTGAGCGGTTTGGTATTCGGGCGCCCCAAGATGGTAACTCTGGGACCGGCGGGCATGAAACCCGGTGGAAGCGAGCGATGACAAAGTTTACGCCGTCGCGTAACCCCAGTTTGCTTTCCCGCTTTTAGCGTTTATCATAACCGACTAACCTCATGCGTAAGAGACCGAAACCGGCGTCAGCCGAAGTAGCAGGAGTAGTTGTAGTATCTGATTTACATTGCGGTTCTTCTGTCGGGCTTTGGCCTGACGGCGCCAAAGTCAGTTACGGCAACACTGTCAATCTAGGCGATAACCTTCATCAGCAGTGGCTGTGGTCATGTTGGGCCGACATGCAGACGCGGATCTTTGAACACTTCAAAGGGGCGCCCTGGGCGCTGATTGTCAACGGAGATTGCATCGAAGGCCAGCACCACGGGACTCAGGAAGTCGTCGCCGCCAAGATGAAAGACCACAGCAGCGCGGCGATCCAAGCGTTGCTTCCGCTGGCGAAAGTAGCCGCAAAGCGTTACTTCATTGCCGGAACTGAATGTCATACCGGCGATTGGGAAGAGTATATCGCGCAAGAGTGCGGCGGTCAGTTCTGCGGCGACAAGGCGTTGCTTGAACTAAATGGAACACTGATCGACGTAGCGCACCACATGCCGACCAGCGCACGAGCGTATCTCGAAGCGGGGGCCATGAGCATCACGATGGGAAACGCTCGTTTGAATTACGCCCGCTCCGGTCATCGTCTGCCTCGGGTCTTTTTGAGAGGCCATCGCCATTGCGGCGGTTACTACTCGGACGCTCACGCGCTCTTCCTCGTGACCGGCGCGTGGCAAATGCTGACCCGCTACGGACACAAAGTCGTCGGCGATAGCTTGTGCCGCCCATCGGTCGGCATTCTCGACTGGCGTAATCTTCCGGCTAACAGCCTCCCTGCGGTAAAACTTTTGACCTATGATCCAGAAGAAAGTAAAGCCGTCCGCGTCTGATCTTTACGACTCGGCGTGGGCGGCGATAGAGGCTGAATCTGAAGGCGTCAATGAAGAGGCGCTCCGCCAAGATGGATGGAAAAGCCATCGCGACTTCGCAAGCTCGGGGCTGTATCAGCGAATGCTCCGCAACCCTTCGGTTGAACGTCAATCGTTCCGGGTTGTGCGGTCCGTCGGAGTCCGCCGGGTGACATTTCTTCGGCCTAAGCTATAATAACCTGACCACTCATGGAATCCGGATTGCAACCACTTGAACTGGCGGGGCTAAACGAATCAGGCAAGCCGCCGAAAATGCGCGTCACGACTGTTGACGCGGCCCGTTCTATTTACAAAGCCCTGAAGGATTCTGATGCCGGAAGCTCCCAGAACCGGGCGTTGATCGACTCGATGTTCAACGGCTCGCCCCCTTTCAATCAGGACGACCTGACGGAGATGGGTCAAGGCGAGAGAACAAACTTGGATTTTGGCGAGGCAGCGGCGCTCAAAGAGCAAGCCTTGGCCGGATACTACGATTTGACGGCGTCGGTTGATTCACTGGCCCGAGTGTCTTTGGATTACGGAACGGCCGAGCAGCGGGTCGAGTGGGAGCGCGTCATCTCGGAAGAGTTTCACCGGACGCTTAAAGAATGGCCGGAGTTTGAATTTTCCCACCAAATGCTGGCTGACCAGTTCGTTTCGCACGGGGTTGGCGTGACGTATTTTGAAGACGAAGTCGATTGGCGTTGGAGAGTGGCGGGGCTTTCCGAGTTTCGTATGCCTCGGGGTACAAAGGCCAACGAGTTCGATATCGAATGCGCGACAGTGGAGCGCGAGTATCAGGCCCATCAACTTTATCATTACATCCGCGATACCAAGGTCGCCGCCTCGTTGGGTTGGAACGTCAAGATGGTCCGGCACGCGCTTTTAAGGGCCTGCAACGAACGGACGAACTACGAAATCGGCGAGTGGGAAAAGCTGGAGGTCGAGCTGAAGAATAATGACCTCCTCTATACGAACAGCCGCGCCAAGAAAGTGGACGTAGTCCACATGTGGGTTCGGGAATTCTCGGGGAAAGTCTCGCATTTGATGTTCTTGCGCGATCCAGTGGGTTCGATTGACGAAGACGATCCGGATGAGGAGTTTCTCTTTACCCGCGCCAATCGCTTTTCGTCGCCCGTCAACTGCTTCGTTACCTTTACGTATGGGGTCGGCAACGGAACGTATCACGGCATTCGCGGGCTTGGATTTAAGATCTACCCGCACATCCAGCTTCTGAATCGTCTGCGTTGCGGCATGGTCGATGGTGCGCTGTTAAGCTCGGCTTTAATTGTGCAGCCCGGCGATCAGGGCAGCCGCGCGCTCGAAGATTTGACGCTGTCGTACTACGGCCCTTACGCGTTGTTTCCTCCAGGACTCAAAGTTGTAGAGAAGGCCATCCCAGACTACAGCCGCAACATGCTGCCGGTCCTGCAAGACCTGACGCAGAACATGACCAACCGCACTGTCGGGTATCAGTCTCGCGCCATGAATGCGGACGGGCAGGCGCGTACTGCTTACGAGGTTAAAGCCCAGCTCCAGCAAGAAGCGGTCCTAAGCTCGGCGTCGATCAATCTGTTTTACCACCCGTGGAAGCGGTTGCTCACGGAAGTCTACCGCCGACTCAGCCGTCGCAAATACACCGCCATCGAACCCGGCGGCAGGGAGGCGGTCGATTTCCGCCGCCGTTGCATCAAGCGCGGAGTTCCGGAGGAAGCCATCTACCGCTGGCGCAGCGTTGAACCTGTCCGATCGATTGGGTTTGGCTCTCCTGGGATGCGTCAAATCGCAATCGAGGAGACAATGGCAATTTTCGGAAGCCTCGACGAGGCCGGTCGGATCAACCTCTTGCGTGATAGGATCGCGGCCCGCTTCGGCCAAGAGGTTGTGGATCGGTATTTGCCCGCTCCTGGAACGTCTTTGCGTCCGCCCATGGACGACAAGCTTGCGGTCATCGAGAACGGCATGATGTCGAGCGGCAGCCCGATGCCAGTGAGCGACGGAGAAAACCACTTTATTCATGCCGGCCGACACCTTCAGGCGCTTGAGCAAATGCAAGAGGGCATCTCCAACGGGGCCGACCCGATGGCGGCTCTTCAGGCCATGGACTTGTTCTTGCCGCACTTGGCCGAGCATGTTCAGAGGCTCGGCAGCGATCTTGTCCGCAAAGATCAAGTCGCCCTGATGCGCCAGCGTCTCCAGCAGCTCGGCGCGTCCCGCGACCGCATGGCTGACGAGTTGAAAGCCGCCGCCGAGAAGCAAGCGATGGCGCAGCAAGCCGAACAGCAGCGAATGATCGAGTCGGAGCAAGCTCGCATCGCCGCGATGGAGCAGAAGCTCGCCGAGTCTGAACAGCTTTCGCCAAAAGCCCGTCAAGAATTGATGGAGCGTCAAGCCAAGCTCCAGATGGACATCGAAAGGCATCAGGCGACCATGGCTTTGAAACAGGCCGAGATGTCCCAGAAGCTGGCGCTAAAAGACGCCGAGACAGCGGCCAAGGTTAAAATGGCGAGCCGCATGGCGGTTCCCGAAATCGTACCCACCGAATGAGAAACTACGCCAAAGAATACGCCGACTACCACGCGAAGCCGGAGCAAATCAAACGTCGCAGCCAACGGAACAAGGCTCGCCGTAAGATGGAGAAGCTCGGCCACGTTCGTAAGGGCGACGGCAAAGACGTCCATCACATGAATGGTATGTCGAATCGCCGTAGCAATTTGCGCGCGATCCCTAAATCGCTTAACCGAAGCATTCAATGATCCCGGGGTACAAGTTCAACCCGTTCAGCGGGGAGCTGTTTCCCATAACCACTGCCCGCGAGGCGGGGGCCGCTTCGCTGGCCTGTCCGGTGAAACGAGTTACCGGCGCGGGGACTTACTCATTGCAACTCGAAGACAGCGGTTCGGTCATCATTACCAATGATGACGCGATCATTTCGGTGCCTCCGTTTTCGGCAGTTCCTTTTGATGTCGGCACTCAGATTTTGATTTTTGCTCTCGGGGACGGGGCGCAGGATCCCGACGTGCAAGCGGCCTCCGGCGTGTTGTTGACCCCTACGAGTCTTTCGACGGGGCAAGTGCTTATCTGCATCGGACTTAACGATTGGCTTTTGGCGTAATATGTTAGCGATTCGCGGAGTATCAGAGCAGATCTCTAACTACATGGTATTCGACCCTGCTGTGGGGCCGTGGAGGACTGTGTCTTTGTCTTTGTTTGGCGGTTACGATACCAACGAAGTCTTTCGATATTTTACGGAGATATTCAAACCGATCTACGATGTTACCATTATTCCAGGGACCGAAGAGAACGGATGGAATGAGATAGCCACCGCTAGATTTCCAACGGGCAAGCCGATTAAACTGAGGTTGCTTAAACCCGAATACTTTAGCGTCAATGAATACGACGAAATGGTCTACCGATTCCCTAATTTTTGGGCTGACGGGCTTAGCGGCACTGGCGCCGGCCCAGGACTTGACGAGCCGTGGCGGCTGATCGAGCTAAACTTGGCGAACGTGCCTTTTTCTGAGATCCGCGTTCCCAACAACGGACTGCAATTCCTCGACGTGAGCGGGAACAATTTATTGCAGGTCCTTGATTGCAGTCTGAACAGCTTGACCAGCGCAACATTCAACATGGCCGACTCGGGCATTGTGTTTGATGGCGCCGGTCCTCGGCACATAGCAACATTGCGCGTTCGGTCTAACAATTTGACGACAGCTCCTTTTATCAGCGAAGCAAATTGCATAGTCACCGGCGAGTATGACGTCGCGAACAATCAAATCACCAGCATTGCGGTGGCGATGCCGCCTCCTGAGCGGTTTGATGTCAGCAATCAGTTTCCGAATAGCCCAACTCAAGGACTGACCTCGCTATCGTTTTCTGATGGCGTCAATCGGCCATCGTTTTGGTACGTGCAGAACAATCGTCTGACAAGTTTGCCCCTCGGAATAGCTGGGGTCAGCAGCGACGGATCTGGCTGGGGCGCGGTCCGCGAATTGGACTGCTCTAACAATCTTCTCACCGAATTAGTGTTCCCCGACGGGCCGCCCCCGGCGAACTTGTGGGGTAATGGATCGACCCCCGGCGGGTATCTTTTGGCTTCCTTGAACGTCAGCAACAACCAATTAACGACGCTCGATCTCCGTTACGTAGACACATTATTGGATTTGGATGTATCTGACAACGCCCCGCTTTCCAGTCTGACGCTGCCGAATAATGCAGTCATCACGTATGATCGGAATGACAGTGGCGTAAACCTACTATGGAATGTGCCCGATGCCATAACGGGCGATTGGTCTGACCCGCCGCTAAGCGGTACGTACGGTAACAATTCGTTCTTTTATCGTCACACACGCGGCCCCCGTCGTCTTATCGTTCGAAATTGCCCTGCGCTGAGCCAGATTAGCGCGATATCATCCGGAACGGCACTTATGTCGGTACGCGAACTTGATATTTCAGGCAGCGGTTTGACTTCGCTGCCCAACTCCAATCCTTCTCCGATATTCGGTTTGAATACCAGCTCTGGAAACCATAATTTTGCGACGTTTGTCCCCGCGAACTACCTTGTTAACGGATTTAGGTTGAGCGGTACTGTTCCTGCGGGTACTACTGGCCCTTCGCAGGGCACCTCGTATCAAACTCTGGCTCAGCAAAATATGTACGCATCCGGCAGATTTGCCGTCTTCTTTCGCAATCTGACATTTTCTGGATCGCCGCCTTCGGGATTTAATAGGCCGAGTACCGGCACGGCCTACATGCTCCATGCAGCATTGCGCGAGAGTAACAACGTCACTACTTACTTTTTCACCGTAACTGATCGCCATGATTTGGAAAAGCAACGTCCGACGTATATAACACTATCTGGGGTAACCGGAGGCGAAGTTGCTATTTATAGCATATTCGGTGGGATGCCGTTTTTAGAGACTTTCACCGCCGAAAATTGCCCCAATCTGACGAGATTGTCGTTGATTGGCTGTCCGTTGCTGAAGAAGTCCGTCATCAGGAACTGCCCGCTACTTGGGACTGGCGACGTAACGACTGGAGGATCCGCAGTGCGTAGCGTGTTTCCTGGAACCGCTGCGGGAACCGCTCGCTGGACCGGTATTTCAGGTCAACTTACCCACTTGGAAATCGAAAATTGTCCCAGCGTGATTCACGTTGTTCGTGAGCAAGCGCCGTTTGACCGAAACAATTTTGATCGTCTAATCATCAGCAATGTGTTCGGCGTCACCAGCGGCCAAGGCCAGATCAGCATCTCAACCACGACCGGCACTGCTGCTAATGGCTACGGCATTATCTGCCGCAACGGAATTCAATTAACGAATAACTCTCAGATGACCGCCAGTAACATCGAAACTTTTCTTTTCCGATTGGGGAATTGGTCGTTCTCGCCGTCCCTGTCAACTGACAGCAATGTGATTAGCTTCGCGGGCACGCCCTATCCGTCAAGCCGAAGAGCGATAGTTGGCGGCTACGATTCTGGTAAAGCAACGGCCATCAGCCGTGGATGGCAAGTTATCGACCCGACGTTCGTCTAGTTGCGCTGATTGTGAACCACGTTTATTATGAATGAAATGGCCGGCAAAGAATCAGACCACTTCCTAGACGCTCAGCGGCTTGTGCGGCTTGAGACTAAGGTGGACCTCATTTTGGACAACCAAGAGAGGTTCGGTAAGGTCTTCGATAAGCACGACGAGAGGTTGAAGCACCTAGAGACGGCAAAGTCCTCCATATACGGAGTGGCAGCGGCCATAGCTGCAATGTCCGCTTGGGTATTTGACAGCTTCCGACACCTGATGAATAGGTAATAACCTGAACACCGCAAAATGTATGAATCTCACTGAAATCCTTACTCTTATCTCCGGACTGAACTGGCTCGAAATCATTGGCGCCCTGACCACTGTTATGGTCGGTCTGATCGCCGTCTTTGAGCTTATACCGGGCGAGCAGCCGGAGAAAACCCTGCGCGCGATCGTCAACGTGATCGCCAAGTTTTCGCGCAAGTGAGACGGGCTTTTATCCTTGCTTGCGGGGTTCTACTCGCGGGCTGCGTGACCCCGAAGATTGGGTTTGGTTACGATTTCGTTAACCAGCGAGTGACTATTTCGGTAGAGCCGACAGGAAAAAGCGTAGTCAAGCCGACCCGGTGAACCAGACTCAGATCAAGATTATCCAAGAAACCGTCGGGACTGAGCCTGACGGCTTTTGGGGACCCAAGTCCGTGGCAGCCGCCCAGCGGCATCTTCGGGGGCTGATGCCGGCATCAAAGCCTTGGCCTAAGACTACGCAAGCGGCGCTGACCAACTTTTACGGGCGTCCCGGACATGTCCTGCTGGAGCCGGTTCCGGTGCCGTACAAGATGTTTTTGTACAACGGCCCTTCGACTGTGAAGACGATAGCCGTTCACGGAAAGCTCGCGCCGAGTTTCGAGCGAATTCTCAAAGCTCTCGGGGAGCGCTACAAGACCGACGAGGCCCGTACGGAAGCGGGAGTGAATCGTTTCTTCGGAGCTTTCGCTAATCGCTCGATGCGCGGCGGCAGCTTGCCGAGCCTTCATGCCCGTGCCGCTGCTGTAGACCTCGATGCCAATCGAAACGGAAATCTTACCCATTGGCCGACCAAGTCGCGGATGCCTTTCGACGTAATGGAAATCTTTGCCCGCGAGGGTTGGCTTTCCGCCGGAGCGTTCTGGTCCCGAGATGCCATGCACTTTCAAGCCACTCAATGACTGCCGAAGAATACCGCAAAAACGAGCTGTTCCGCCCTGCGTTGGCTGGAACTCTACGAGAACCGCACGTTCAACGTGCTATCGACATTCTCAAGGAACTGGGCGAGCCGCTTGAGATGCCTACTCCTCCCGGATTGAATTTTATGGAATGGAACGCCATGCAGAACGCTCGGCGTGAAGGCTACTTCCATGCACTTCGCTCGCTTGAGCGACTCGCAATGCCCGCCCGACTAGCCCCGTCGGCCCGAGATCTGATGCCGTCACTCGTTGAAGAATAATTTTATGGACAACCAAACCACTGCTCCGGCTTCGGCCGACAACACTCCGTCGCCTGATGAGGCGGGCGGTTCACTCAGTTTCGATGCAGCTCGCGCCATGCGCGAAGCTTTCGAGAGTCCTGCGACCGAAACCGCAGCGGCTACTCCTGTCGCACCAGCGCCAGCATCCGCACCGGCTCCGACGGCCGAGGCTGTTAAGCCAGAGGTCAAGGGGCCTTCGGCGGATTCGTTGGTCGCCGCGCTCAAAGGTAAGAAAGATGAGCCAGCAGCCCCGAAAGACGACGATCTAGAAGAACCTCCGGGCGACGACATTGCGCCTACGCCTGGAGCCAAAACCAAGTGGGCAGAGCAACGCCGCGCCTTGAAAGAAGAGCGGACGCGTCGCCAAGAGCTTGAAGCCAAGCTTGCTGCGTTGGAATCCAAGCCCCGGGAGGCCGATCCGACCGAACTGAAGGCAATGCGGGAGCGCATTGACGCTCAGGAACGTGAGCTGGAAATCGCTCGCGTCGAAGCCACCCAGGAATACAAAGAGGCCGTGGTCGAGCCGTTGCGGCGAATCGACGGCATAATCTCCGCAACAGCGAAGAAGTACGAAGTCCGTGAAGCGGATCTTCGCACGGCTTTTGCCGAATCGGACTCCGAGCGCCAAACCGAGTTGCTGGTGGACATTGCGTCGGGGATGAACGACCTCGACCGCTTCCGCTTGTACGAGCTGGCCGAGGAATTTCGAAAAGTTCAAGGGATCCGCACTCGGATCGCCGGCAACGCCAAGCTCGCCAACCAGAAGCTCGACGAGCATCGTCAAGCGCAAGCCGCCAAGGCCCAAGAGGAAATGGGCCGCACCTACAACGCGTCAATCGACGCAGTGTGGAAAGCCGTCGAGGACAACGTTCCGCTTTTCCGCAAGCGGGAAGGGGACGATGCGTGGAACGGGGCGATCGACAACGTCGTGCAGACTGCGCGATCCGTCGATATTGATCGCCTTGAAATCCCGCAACGCGCCGATTTTGCGCTTCGGGCGGCAGCGGCGCCGTTCCTCTACACGCAGCTCACAAATCTTTTTGAGAAATATCAAGAAGTGTCGTCTGCCTTAGAGAAATACACAGCCACGACCCCTGGGGCGGGCGGCGGAACGTCTCCTGCGGTTTCTCCTGATGGCGGAGCCGACTACGAGGACTTTCTCGACGCGGTGAAAGCAGGAATGGGCGCATAGGTGTATATTAGCGGATGGTCTCCCACGACATCACAATTCCGCAAGGCACGACTTGGTCGTTGGATCTTGTCTACAAGCGCGGCGGCGTCCCGGTGAGTTTGACGGGGGCGTCTGCACGTATGCAGCTCCGGACCAGCTACGACGCTCCGACCGCAGCGATTTCATTGACGAACACGTCGGGAATTACTCTGGGAGGGACGGCTGGGACAATTAAGGTGTCGCTTACCGAGGCACAAACGCAGGCTCTTCCTGCGGGCCGATACGTCTACGACTTGGAGCTTGTCTTAAACAGCGAAGTCACGCGGTTAATCGAAGGCGTGGCGGTTTGCACTCCGGAGGTTACGCGCTAATGGCCGAGGTGATTGAAATCATCGAGGCTCCGAAAGTGGTAGTCGAGATTAGTGAGGCCCCGAAGGAAGTAGTCGAAATACCGGGGGCGAGTGGCCCGGCTGGCCCTGTTGGCCCCGTCGGTCCGAGTGGCCCGGCTGGCCCTGTTGGCCCCGTCGGTCCCGTCGGTCCCGCTGGCCCTCAAAGCTCGTATCCCGGCTACGTGGGCGAGTACGATAACGGCGCGGATTACGGAATTGGGGCCGTAGTTAGCACGCCCGTTGGCAGTCCCTACGGAGGGCCGGGCCAACTTTTCGTCCGTGTCTCAAACCCCGGAAATCCGGGCTATCCTCCCGGCACTTCTTCGTGGTCGAGCGTGTTCGCCCTACCCCTCGCTGGAGGAGCGCTTGACGTTGACGCTGAAGTAACAGCATCCACCTCGCCTGACGGCAATGACCGCAGCGTGCATACCGAGTTCGGCGGCTGGGGATTCGGAGTCAAAGAGAAGATCGACGGCACAAACACGGGAACTCAGGCGACGATGGAGCCGGACGGGTTCCGAGCCTATTCGGATTCGGATCCTACGAAGTCTACGCACCTTTCTAGCACCGCGCTGACGCTGGACAACGGCGCGAAGCTACGCAAAGGAACAACCGACGCAGGCAACGGCGGATACAAAGGCATTGCGCTTGAATGCTCGGCGCAATACGAACTGAAATGGGAGGCGGGTCGGCTCTATGCTATGGAACAAGACGGGTTCACAATTCGTCGCGTTGAGCATTGCGGAACTTCAGTGCCGCAGACCGCCGATGATGTAACCAAAGGATTTATTGTGGGATCGCGGTGGGTTTTAAATGACGGAACCCTATACAGGTGCGAAAACTCGACCGAGGGCGCGGCAGTATGGAGCGTTGTTTTCACTCCAACTTCACTTGTTTATACGTCAATGTTGCCAGACGTTCAAACGCATGGTGGTTCCGGTTCAGTAATGGCTGGACATCCGACTAAATACGGGGGCAGTCGTGGGAGTATTCGGCTTAATGGCGGTAATTCTGGGGCGGCAGATGAGGATGAAGGTAACGGAGGAGATTCTGGTTCTATTAATTTAAGCGGAGAGGTCGGGCAACTTGTGGCCCCTTTTAATGCGTCTGGCAGCCGAAGTGGAGGAAGCGGGGGTTCTCTGCTTATGAACGCGTCTGGCACATTAAGCGGCGGCTCCATCAATACTTCAGCGGGGGGTGGCAGTATAGACACCCGCGCCAAGGGAAGCATTCAGTTAGGAACCGACGGCCAACGCACCACGCTCACAGGAACAGCGACGGCTAACAGGTCTATTGCATTGCCCGATGCCAGCGGAACTCTCGCGGTTATGCCAGAAACACGGATGGTTTATTGGGTGGGCGATGGGTCCACCGATGTTGTTAATGCTACCACGGGCTACCTAAAAACAAGCAGAGGCCTTCAACCGCCTATGCCAATCGCGGCGAGCCGCGACCTCTATCTCACGGTTCGCAATGTTACTGGGCAAAACCGAGCGATTATTCTGCCTCGTCAACAGACGCAGATTGATGGCAATGGGGATACGAGAGACATCCTCAATTTAGGTCCACCCCCAAGCGCACATACCGACAAAGCAAAAAACGGGGACCGGCTTATTTTAGACTATAGAGCATCGACTAATTCAACACTTACGGTCAAGGCTTACCCTTTTCAACTGGTAACTCTCGCCAATGTTGGCGGCGTCTTCATCCCGTATGTGGGTTACTACACGAATCTTTGGGGCGGGACCCCATTGGGCATAGAAAATTACTCACAATGTGATCTGCTCACCATTACAGCAGAGGGTTTATACGCATTCGAACTTGTGGACGGGGCATGGGCATATCGCGGCTTGGTGTCGGGAATTCATACTCATGGAAGTTTGACTAGCGATGGGAAGCTGGGAACTGCCGCAAATTGCTATGTTACTACGACAACGGGCGGTGCAATTATCGCTGGCGGCAGCTTTTACAATAAATATACTCAGACTGTCACCGCCAGCGGAGCAAACAGCACAAATCCTTTATCTTACGGAAAACGATCCGAGCAGATCTTCATATTTGACGCGAACAGCGCTCGGCAATTTACTTTGTCCGCTGGTGTCCTTGGAGATGTAATCGCTGTTACCGCGCAAGCTGGAGCTTCAGCGCTTGGCTCAGTTGAAGTGTCTTCAATAACTGTTAGTTCACCGATAGCCACACTACAGGTAGGTCATAGCAGAGAGTTCATTTACAACGGAACGGCGTGGGAACTCGTTCCGCTCCGTTCTAGTGGCGGCGTCACTCAGATTGTCGCGGGAAGCAACGTCTCTATCAGCCCAACCAGCGGCACAGGCGCGGTGACGATAAACACAACTAACAGTCCTTTTGTTATTAGTGCCGCGAGCGCCTCTGGATTAGCAGGAACAACAGGACAAACCGTTGGGCCGTTTATTTCTTATTTCAACGGAACGGGCGGTGCTGGGTATTCCAGTGGCGTAGCCAAAAGACAGCGCACCTTGCATCAGGCGTGTGTTATTAAGAAAGCCTGCATCACATTGTCCTCTGGGAACGCGACAACTGTCTCTGATGGCGTGGTTTCGTTCTACAACAATACGACATCGACGGACTATGTGCTTTATAGCGGCCTCGTGGCAGACACAACGCAGGCTTTTGTGACCCATGACGCGACTAACTTGAACATCCCGGTGTCGGCTGGAGATAAATTTTCCTTTAAAATTAGTTGGCCTACTACAAATCCAGCCGACGTCAAAGTCATGGTAGACCTCTACTGCTACCCAGTCTAAACATTATGCTAACTAACCCTACCCCAATCGAAGTTCCTGCTGTCGAAGCGAAAACATACGACAAGCTCCACATCTTTTCGCTGCACGCACGCCAACCGTCAGCCTCAACCGGAGACATCACGCTTGAACTGCTTCCTGCGACATCATCCGGCGAGCTAGCAGACGAGCAACTCGTGCAGCGCATCAGCGTGACCCTGCATCCAGCTTTAGAGCAAGTTCCAGAATTGGCAGCAGCCTTTGAAGCTGTCATCTCCGCAATTCCGGCGGTCATTGCATGGATGGGCGATTCCCCAAATCTATTGCCGATGACGCCATCCCAGCCCAGCGCCATTTGACACGCTTTCCGGCTGCGTATAATTTATCTCACGCTTACGAGTAGCGGTAATACTCGGCTCTAAAAAACAACTGCGTGTATAGGCCCTTTCCGCAGAGGGTAAAGAAAACCTTGGATCTAGCGTCTGGCTCCGCAATGGCGGTTTTGGACATCACTAGGTTCATAACCACAAAACCTCTTGAAAGGAGAAATTCAGGCTTATGTCTGTATATTACGCAACAGCACCTAACATTCAGAAGTTGTTCAAAGAGCACGCCGGTTTGATTCGCAACAACGTTGCGAAGAACATCACGAACTCCGACTTCTATCTCAAACACTTGTCCAAAGAGCCTTGGCTCGACGGACAGGGCACCCAATACTCGTATCCGATTTACGAGCGCGTCCTGCCTAACACGCCGGTCACGTTCTCGACTTGGACGAGCAGCAACAACGAAGCGGGCGGCCAGTGCCGCAACCACGAAGGTCAAAGTCTTGACCGCTTCGGCATCACCCTGCGCCAGACGACTCTCAAAAAGGCAGCTCTGAACTCGCCCGACATTTGCTTGGACGATCTTCAGTTCGCTTGGCAGGTCGAAGATCAGGTCCGGAATATCATCCGCGTCCTGACTGAAAACACCCGCTGGGTGTGGACCAACGCTTACCAAGACGAATACCTCAACTCTATCGCGACGGCTAACTGCTTCGTCGTGCAGGAAGGTTCTTCGTCCGGCGGTCTCATTGCGGCTCCCTCGAACCGAAACCAGTTGTTTGCCAACGGCGACGCTTCGACCTACGCCACTGCGTCCTCCGCTTACAGCGCGGTCGATTCGTCGAAAGTCGGTCGTTTGTCGTGGAACGTTCTGGAATTCATCTACGAGCAGATGGGCTACCTCGGCGGCTCGATCAATCCGTACACTCGGGTTGACGAAATGACGCCAGTCTACGCGCTCGTTGGTGACCGCTTCAGCTTCTACGACCTGAAGATGCAGGACAGCAACGTCCGTGACGACTTCCGTCACGCCTTCGAGGGCTCTGGCAACAGCAGCCCGTTGATGATGGCCCCGGGGCTGTCTGGAGTTTATCGTGGATTTAAGTTTTTCACGGTTGAATTCCCGCCGAGATACACGCTGATGGCAGCGGACTCGATCAACTCCGTCACAGTTACTGCGGGGGGATCCAGCTACACCTCGGCCCCGACGGTCACGATTGCGGCTGCTCCTACTGGCGGCGTAACTGCGACGGCAACAGCCACAATCGCCAGCGGCGCGGTTACCGCGATCACCATCACCAATCCCGGCAGCGGCTACACCTCCGTCCCGGCGGTGTCGTTCAGCGGCGGCGGTGGGGCTAGCGCAGCCGCAACAGCGGTTCGCGGCACGGGCACTTGGACCCGCGTTCATCCCTTCACTGGCTCGACCCTGGTTGACCCCAGCATTGGTCGCGCTTACGAAGTGGCGCAGGCTTACAAGGACGCTCCGTACACGGACACCGTGGTTTACCACGCGGACGTGATGAAGGTCCTCATTCCGAAGCCTACGGGTGTCGGTCAACTGAAGTACAATCCAGCCTACTCGTGGTCGGGTGAGTTCACCTGGAGGAACATCCAGGATCGCACCCTGAATCCTGACGGCTCGATCGGGTTCTTCCGGGCGCTGTATGCCTACGGAGCGAAGATCCTCCGTCCTGAACTCGGCTTCGTGATTCGTCACCGCCGCTGCCCGCGTGTGGTTGAAGCCTTCGGTTGCGGTGGTTCGATCCCGACCACTTCAGCTACGGCTCTGACGGCCTAAGTTGTTCCCAACACTGCCCCGGAGTGAACCTCCGGGGTAGAATGGGGGCAACCTCGCAAACCACATGAAATCCATCACATTCCCTGTTCCTGACGGCATGGTTCCGCCTGATGGAGTTACCGAAGGTTCGACATTCGAAGCTTTGGCAACTCTTCAGCTCGGCGCCGGCAATCTCACTCTCACCGCCATCGACGGCCTTCCCGTCGGCGACGCTCCTGCCGAAGCGGAAGCCGAACCGACCGAAGACGCCGGTTTCGACGAGGCGATGATGACCGCCCTCGCCAAGGAGTAACGCCGGATGATTATCGACCAGGAAAGACTGGTTGATGGCTTCCGAGGTATGCTTGGCATGGACGGAAGCCGCGATCCGTCTCAGATTGACCCGCGAGCAGCGGCCTATGCCGTTAACTGCACGTTCCGGGGCGGCGGCGGCCCCCGCACTCGTCCCGGGTTTCGGCAGATCCCAAGCTCGTTTTGGCGCACTGACGACGGAGTCGCGGGAGAGCGGTCGTCGGATTACTTCACAGTCTATGTCCAAGCGGGGTTGGTTTTCCAAGGGGCGTTTATCTATGAAGACCCCCGGGATGACGCGCCAAGCCAAATCCTAATCGCGGTCGATGGCCGCTTGTTTGCCATTACCCTGAGAAATCGCTCGTGTCGTCCAATTTGGGGCCTCACTGATCGCTTCGTCCAGACTACCGACGTGTATCTCTGTCAAGCGGATCGCTTCGTCATTATCCAGGATGGCGTTGGGGAGCCTCTCGTCTACGACGGCGTGCAAGTGCGTCGGGCTTCAGCGTATGGAAATCCGACCATTCCGACCGGCAAGCAGATGGCTTTCGGGCAAGGGCGGCTTTTTGTAGCGGTCAATGGCGGCAGGGAAATCATGGCCGGCGATTTGATCTACGGCGGCAGCACACAATACGTGGACATCGACTCCAGCGCGGAGGGATTTCCCACTGTCTTTACCACAAAGGCAGAACACAACTTTGTTATTGGCGACGCCATCACGATTAGCGGCCACAGCAGCGTCCCCATGATCAACGGGAGCTACGTAGTCAGCGACGTCCTTTCGACTACCAAGTTTGTTGTGCCGGGGGCGGTGGCGTCCGAGGGCGTCGGCGGGGTTGCGGTTCGTTTCGCCCAAGGCGAAGCGGCCGACCTGTTGCGCTTTTCCGAGCATGGGTTCCTGGCGGAAGGCGGCTCGTTTGCGCTGCCCAGCCAGATGGGGCGGGTGAAGAGCTTGGCCTTCGTGCCGATTCAAGATGACGCGACAGGGCAGGGAGATCTCGTAGCGTTTTGCGAGCGCGGTGCTGCTTCGTTTGCGGTGTCGGCGCCCCGCATTGACTGGAAGATCACTAGAGGTTTCCAGCGCGTGTTGTTTTTGGATATCGGAGCCGCTAGTCGATCTGTCCAAGTTGTGAACGGCGACATCTTTTTCCGCAGCGCAGAGGGCAACGGCATTCGCACCTACCGCAGCGCACGGGCTGAATTCGACAGCTTCGGCCAGACGCCCATGTCGGCAGAGATTGATCCAATCCTGACCCGGGACACGCTATGGATGCTCGACGGAGTTTCCTTTGCCTATTTTGACGATCGGCTTTTGATGACGTGCTGGCCGGAAGGCCGCAAGAAAGCGGTCGCGGGGGAGGGGACGCTCAACAATGCTGCTGCGTTAGTGACCTCGATACCGACGCCCGTCGTCTACAATGGGATTGTTGCCTTGGACTTTCGCAGCACGGCAGTCAACGCAGGGAAATCGGCGGCAACCTACGACGGAGTCTGGACGGGGTTGCCGACCCTGCAACTTCTGAGCGGCAACTTTGACGCCGTGCAACGGGCGTTCGCTATTTGCTTCGTCAACGCTAATAGTGCTTCCGGCGGCCAGCTCCAGCTCTGGGAGCTAACCCGCGACGAAGAGAACGACATTGGGGTCAGCGAGCAGCGCATCGTCGCTTCTATCGTGCCGAAGGCTTTTCAGTTCGAGGAGCTGATGTCGCTGAAAAAGCTGCTTCGCTGCGACGTCTGGTTTGATGACCTCGGCGGCGGACCAGATCACGACTTTGAGGCTCAAGTGTGGTATCGGCCGGACAACGCTCCGGAGTGGATTTCGTGGTTCACCTTTACCAAGTGCTTTCACACAGAGACCGCGCTAACTGCCGAATTACCGAACGGAACGGCGGTTCCGTATCTGGCTCGGGGCTACGTGCCGCAGCAGCGGTCGCCCATTCCTCCGTTGGACGCGAACCCCGCCACGGCGGTTCCGGCGTACCTCGGCTATGAGTTTCTCCTGAAGATCGAGTGGAAAGGCCGCGCTCGGTTGACGCGGGTTCTCATGCACAGCTTGAAACAAACCGAAGCGGTGGGAGGAGCGCAATGAGCTGCACGACTCTGATCGCCAGTGGGCCGACTCAAGGGCCGGATAACTACTACGCGGGCGCGGGATACACCGACTCGACGCCGCCGACCGGCTGCACCGCGTTGTCAGTTACCGGCGACTTGTTGCTCGACCAGACTTTCTACGAAGCCCCGCAGGAAGCCCCTGGGGCGCTACTTTATTTTTTGCTCATCGAGGGCGGTCACTTCTTGTTGGTTTCCAACACCGACGGAGTTGCCGGAACGGCAGATGACTATAAGTTATTCTTGTTCTAATGTCTTACACCGCCAACACAACTGTGCCGAATCTGCAAGCTGCTACGGCGGTGAGTGATAGCGACCTCGTGGTCGTCAACCAAGGCGGGGTAACAAAAAAAGCCGCTGTTTTGGTCATCGAAAATAAAGTTCTGTCGGCTAAGAGCGTATTGTCCGGAGCGACGGCCAATACCGATCGATTGCTGGTGCGCCGGGGGACGACCATGTACGACGTGGAACTGTCCAGTCTTCTTCCTGCGTCCTCGGTCGGGCCGACGCAAATCGCGGACAACGCGGTTACTGGGAGCGAGTTGCAGAACAGCGCGAGCACCGACAATGACCGAGCGGTGTCCACCAACCACATCAAAAGCCGAGCGGTGACCGGCGCAAAGATCGCGACGAGTACAATTCTTCAAGAACATTTGACCGACAATTCAGTCGGCGCGGCTCAGCTTCAGGACCTCTCGGTGGATGCTGGAGCGTTGCAGGTAGGCGCAGTAAGCCAACTTGCGATCTCTAAAGACGTTGGTTCGATTTATACTGCGAGCGGCGTGCGCGGAGAGACGCGGCCCATCAATCCTTGGTCTACTTTCCTTGGCCTTCCAACTGGGCCTAAAACGTGGCCCGCGCAAGCCAACAAAGCGACAGAGACGTCAGATACCAATTACGTTCTCGCGGCGACTTTGCGGAACCACGAAATTTACAACAGGTACTGCGATTGGTTTTTAAGCGTACAAGAGTGTGCGCCTGTTTTCCCTGCATGGACAAGACCGGGGACGACAAGCGATAACATGAAGGGTGGCGCGTATTCCGGCGGGGTTCTTTTGCCGGACGGCAAAGTGTTTCTCGTGCCTTACAACGCGCAACCGGCAATCTACGATCCAGTTAAAGACACGCTGACCAATGTAGCGTGGCCCGGAGGAGTGCTGCCGTTTACGGCGCCCTATTATGCGGGGTATTCTGGAGGCGTTCTTTTGAGCGCGCCGCCGAGCGTTGGAGGCGTCAACGGAGGCCGCAGTGGAGCCGGCAGCCCCGCGTTTAGCGACGGCCCCGTCGTCGTTTGCGCGCCTTTCTTTGCTAAAAAAGCATTGGTTTACAATGTTCAGACCGGCGTATGCACCTACGGAAATACTGTGAGTGGGCTGCCTAACCGAGCATTTGGCGGTATCGTCGCTCTGGGTTCAGACAAGATAAAAAGCGGCAATCGAGTAGCGGTTGCAGTTCCCCACGCCTCGGGAAAGCCGTATCTTATCGATTCGACCGGAAACATGACAGTTTCAAGCTCGGCTGACCGCTCTTCTGGTTACGGTGCGGGGTTCAACGCAAGCACGGATGTCGCATTTGGCACATTGACTTTCGTTGCTTCATCGGAAGACACGACCGCCAGCGCGTGGGCATCGGGGAACACGGATTATCCTACGCTTGCGGTAAATAGCGCAGGCTCGGCAACGCGGCTTATAACAGTTAACCAGACCAACGGTCACTTCCTTGTTAATGGCAACACGAGCGCGGCGGTCGCTAAGACGCCAATGCCGACCGGAGGCACGGTTCAAGGGTATCGGGTTTCGGGGCTTGTACGCATGGCGGACGGCTACGTCGTAGCGGTTCCGGGTTATTGGGGCGCGTCGCATACTCCGTCGGTGTTGCTCTTTGACTCTCAAGATACTCAATCAAGTAGCCCGCAAGACGCGATAGCCATCCCTATTCCGGGGCTACAGGCTAATATTTCAGCGACCGGTGACTTTGCTAACACCTTCGCCCCCGGAAACGGATTGTTCTCCGGCGGGGTTTTATTGCCCGACGGTAGGGTCTTCCTAGTTCCCTGCACGAGCACAAAGGCGTATATTATCTCCACGCGGCGACCAGCCACGCCGCTGCCCGAAGAACTGGCCCTTGGACCCTATTTGAACAAACGATAATTTATGTCTGCACTCACTCTTACTCCCGGCACTTTGACCGACATCAAGTATCCCGCCAGCGCGCAAGATCTGTTGGTGCGCTTCGCCAACGCTTTGTATGCGCCGACCGCAACACGGACTCTGTATTCCGGAGCTTCAATGACAGGGTCGCAAGACGGAACAACTCTTTGGTTCGATACGACTAACAAAACGCTGGACGTCTACGACAACGGCGCATGGCGGACTTCGCTAGAAGGCAACACAAAGACTGCGATGTCTACGACGCCTACCACGCTGACGAACGTGCAGGTTTCCAACATCGGGAGCCAGATGGCGTTTCCGACCGGAGCAGCTTCAAATCTTGTCGCGGTGACGTTGAATGTCCGCAGTACGGCGAGCAAAGTGTTGGTGACGGCCTCTATTCCAGTCGCGACCAGCAGCCTAGCCAACGACAACTTAGTAGCCATGCTGTCAAAGTCTGGAGTGACGTCGGCGATCGCGGCGAGCTACCAACGTGTGCCCCTAGCCGACGCGTTGGTCAGCTTGCAGATCCATTATTTGGACACCCCGGGAACGACCGGCAACATCACCTACGGAGTCCGTCTTGGCAGTACGACAAGCGCCGCAACGCTCGGCGTTCTCCGCACCGCCGGAGCGGGAAACACGACGATTTATGGCTTTCTTGCGATCACCGCGCAGGAGCTTAGCGAACCTTAATGTCAACTTACCTCAACGCTCGGACGATGCTTGCGCCTTACGTCGATAACGGCGTAGCGGCGACCAATACCACGCGCATTGATCAAAGAATAGACGAAGCGCAGCGTCGGCTCATCGAGCATTTCAATTTCTTCTCCCGTCAAGAGGACGCGGATCGTGCCGCGTTGACTTGGCAGGCTGGCGGCACGACGGGAAACCCCGCCACGGGTAGCCTGATTTTGCCCGACCTCGACGCCACTAAGTCGATGATCCTTGCGCTGTGGCGCGAAGAGAACAACGACTTGGAGCGTTCGGCCACACTGGAGCAAAAAGCGTATTCTTACATCGAGCGCAAAATCACGGCCGACGTGGATCGCGAGCGTAAGACGGCGTTTCAGACTTTGGCTCTTACCGGCCAAAACACTTTTGGAGGCATGGTCGGGCGCGTCGGGCTTGAGACTGTCGTCAAATATCGGATGCCTGAAGCGCGTATTCGGTCCTACATTAACCAAGCATATCAACAGGCGATCGATCACCATAACTTTATTGCTCGGTCGGAAGAATTTGATCGCGACCCGCTGACGTTTGTCGCGCTTTCCACTAACAGTGACTCGTTTCCGGCCGCGCTTCCAGGAGAAGTCATCCGTCTTTTGACGCTGTCTTTGTTGATGGCCGACAACGGGGCTGACGGAGCCGCGATCAAAACGCAAGCCTTCGAGCTGATCCAACGCAACGTGATAACTTTGGTCGAGGCGGCCCGTAAAGGGTTTACCGGCGAAGTCGGACGTTTGCACAATGAATTGCCCGGCGGAACTCGGATTAAATCCAGTCGCCTTCAAACATATCTGGATCAAGCGGCGACTGACGCTGGCGCTCAGTGGGCATTCTTTTCGCGGCGCGAAGACTACAAACGCACAGCTCCGACGGTGTTTTCTTTTGAGATCAGGAAGAAACTCGTCGAAGCGTATACCGCAACCGCTGGCGGACAAGCTGACGTTGCAACCGCCCTGAAGCAAGAAGCCACTTTGTTAATTGAGCGCGATCTGATGGCGGCGGTAGAGGCGGAGCGGCGCGACGAACTTGGCGAGGTTGGGCAACTGCACGATGAACTGCCTGATGGCGTCAAAGTGCCGACCGCCCGCATGACCGAGTATCTGAACCAAGCTGTCTTGGACGCGACGGCCCATTGGAACTTTTTGATCCGCCGCGAGGACTACTCCACCGGCACCCTTCCCAACCCGTTCCCTTTTGAAATCCGCAAGAAGCTCGTTGAATCGTATCTCGCCACGGCGCGAGGCACCGCAACGGCAGGAAACGACAAAGTCGTTGATTTGAGCGCGAGTCTTAAATCCGAGGCGTTTTCTCTAATCGAACGCAACTTGATGGCGCAGGTCGAAAAAGCCCGGCGCGAGTACACTGCTGATGCAGACGTCGCCAAGCTGCACAACGAACTTCCCGAGGGGCTCAAATACCCGACTACCCGCCTTGCCGCGTATTTGTCCCAGGCGGTAACCGAAGCTACAGATCACTTCAATTTCTTGGCCCGTCGAGAAGACTACAACGCGACCGCGCCGACTTTCCCGTTTGAGATCCGCAAAAAGCTTGTTGAAGCATGTATCGCTGTTGCCCAAGGGGCGCCCGATATTGCCAGTCAGTTGAAGCAGACGGCGTTTGAGCTGATCGAACGCAACTTGATGACTCAAGTAGAAGCGACTCGCCGTAACGTTGCCGGAAGCCCAGAGGAAACCCGTTTACACAACGAGTTACCCGATGGCGTGAAAGTCCCGACGGCTAGACTTACGACTTACCTGTCTACGGCCGCGACGGAAGCCCTC